GTACTTGTTCCAATCCTCGTACTTGTTCCAATACTTGTGCTGGAGTGTAAAGTTTGCCATCTTTACCTTCAAGCAAGCCTGATTCACCTTTAGGTGTGTAATTTTGATTTATGTATTGCATCTCATCAGAATTTGGCATATCGCTTGAACCTGGTTGATAGCTGACATCCATCATACCTGGACCTTCGCCACCCATGTAATCTACAGGTTGGTCGCCACCGCTAAACAAACCAAAATATCCTTGTTTTTGGTCGTCTTTATATTGTTTTGCTATGTTTCTACCGTATTGCAATGGCTTAAATTCACCATCAATACTGCCTATGCCTGTCAGCGCATCTTTAAATCCGCCACCTGCTTTTAAAAAGTCTCCAGATTTTATAGATTGTAAAGCACCGTCTTTACCAAATACTTTTTGACTGCCACCTGCAAAGACAGTCATTAAGTCACCAATACCGCCTTCGCCCTTTGCTAATTTTAAAGCTGCGTTACCTTTGTTATAAATAATCGCAGGAGCCTGCCATGGTCCGGGTATTACTGCAGCAACAGGTGCTATCTTTTTAACAACTTTTTTTAAACCTTTGGCTATTTTTTTTAACGATAAAAACTCAGGATTACCCGTAATAGGATTGATAGACATACCACTACCAACAGTATATTCATTTGGGTCTAAGCCAACGCTCATCATTTCTTGTTCTAATCTTTGTCTAGTTTCAGGCGTTATGACCGGTGGAACCACCATTTCGCCTGCAGCAACATGAGCTAAATAATTATCTTCGTCTCTGCCTAGCTTTGCTATTCCTGTGCCACTGTTATCGATTTTATTCATCATTTTAAAATTTTACCCTATTTATTATAGTTTTGACTAACTTCTTGTACAAATTCTTTCATATATTCTTTTGATTCATCTGCACACACCAACCAAAATACCAGTAAATATCTATCACCACTGACCACGGGTAGGCCTCTGTGCATGTGAGTTAGGCTAGGAAATATTAAAGCGTTGCCTGTAGGCAAGGGTTCAACTACTCCTTTACGCATAAACTCGGTGCCACCACCTTCATAATCTCCTGTGTTGAGCGGAACTACAATACTAATGTCAGAACTTGCATCATGATGCCAAGCTCCTTGCTTTTTATCTTTTAAGTTATAATTTGCTATTTGTATATTACCACCTGTAACCCTTCTATTCCATATACTCAGCAAAATTGGATTAATTACAGAGTCTACTACCTGCATTAAAGAATGATAAAGCTGAGGACATTTATCATACAAAACTATTTCTGGTATTTGTCTAAGCTCATCCTCTTCTTCATTTGGCTCAAAACCAAAATACTCGGTCATGTTATGCATTTCATTTACAAGCAAATTACAAAATTCTTCACTAAATAAAGGAATCGTATGCACGTCTGCTAATGGCTCTTGTATTAAGGTGTTTAGCGGTAGATTATCTAAAGATTTTGTTGTGTCATTATAAAAGTTGCCTAATACAGGTAGTGTAGCCTTTGCTTTTTGTAGAGTTTCTTTATTGATAAACCAATCTGATGGAAAGCTTAATAATAGATTTTTAAGCTCGTATTCTTGTTCTATGTTAGTTTGCGCCAACATCTAAAGAATTATCTTAAGCCGCTTATGCCTTCAGGTGCTTGTGGTGGTGCATCAGGCAGACCTTCAGGATTAATTAAATCTGCGGGTCTTGGTTCTTTTGATACGGTTTTAATCATCATATCAAAGTCTTGCATTTCAAATTCAGGGTCTTCTTGCTGCATTACCTTTGCCAACATTGCCGAAGCTTGGTTGTGTGCATCTGATTCTAGTGGTTTAGTAAGTATTGTATCTACTAGCTCTTTATAACCAGCATCTGCTAAGGGCATTAAAATTTCATTAATAATCTCTTGTCTTGCGTCTATAAAAGCTTGTCTTTCTGGTGATATTTGCGTTTCCGCTTCCATATTCTTTCTGATTTGTTCTATGTTGTATTCAATACTGCCTGGCTCAAATTTCATTTCGTTGTCGTTCATACTAGAAGACATTGGCTGTGCTTCATTACCAGATAGCGCACTCGTAACAATTTCAGCATCTTTATTAGACATTGCGCCAGACCCTGAAACAGAATCTATTTGTTGAACAATTTTGTTTCTTAATTCGTTTAATTCTTCTTGAGTTGCCATATTCTTACTCTAATTTATGTTTACAGATATATTACCACTTGTTTTAACCGAAACAAAGCCTAAAAATCCAGTCGCTTTTAAACCCTTTTCGTTGGTGTCGGTAGTTAAATTTATAAAATCACTACCATTGTATACCTGTAATATTTCTTTTGTGGTGTTAAATATCACATCACCTTGTAAAAAATTCAATTCTGCTACTTCTGTAGCGTTAAATCTTGGCGTTCTGTTTGGGTCAAACTGACCAAGATTAATTTCTAATACCCTTACTAGCCTGTTAAACACTTCAGGCGTTACCTCTTCGCTTGCTAAAGGCAACCTGCTTGGTAATAACTTTGCCATTACCTTCTACCGTCAGGCTGTATGTCTAACCTTGTAAATCCTAATCGCCATTTATAGCCAGTTCTGTTATCTACCGCAGCAGCGTCATCGCTTTGTAACCGCAATACTGCCTGTCTGCCTCTAGCACGCACATGCACTTGGTCGGTGTTGTTTGATATGTCTTTTGTTGCTCTTGTGGTTAATGATTCGCTTGGTGCATTTCTTGTTTTAAGCAACATGTTTATTTGTGGTACACCAGAGTCAACATTTGTTCCATAAAACTTTACATCGGGTATCATTCTTCTTATAAAAGCAAAGCTATTGCCGTCTTGTAAATCAAAATCTGCGCTTTCTATAAACACACCATCCATAGGTGAGCCGTCATCATCATCGCCGTCTTCTTGGTTAAATATGTAGTTGCTTGCTGTAGCCAATGGTCTTGTAAATACGTTTTGGTCTACCCAGGCAGTTCGTACTAGCTGTCCTATTGACCAAACACCCTCTAAATAGTTGTATATAACATATCTTGATATTTCTTGTGTACCATCGCTTTCTGCGGGATAAAACCACCAAACTTCGTTATATTCTTTGTTTAATACAGCAAATACTTTAAATGCCTGTCCTATATCTAAGTCTTCTTGTACATAGCTTAAAACACTGCATGGTAGTTTTTGTACTGAGCCATTGTATGAATAAAACCCATCATCACCCATCCAAAACACACCATTGGGTGAGTTGATACAAGCATTTGGGCCAATCATACCTGTACCTTCATTAATTAAATTTAAAGCAAATGTAAGCGGCGGTCCAACAAACTGCATACTGTACATAGATGTATCTGTCCAAATTAGTGTTTCTTGTCTTGCTCTAAGGCCACCACGAATCTCACTACCGGATGAAAGTCTTACAGAACCTGCTGTATTTGTAGTTTTTGGCTCAAACTCTGTAATACTTTCTTGGTCAGAAAAAACAACAAGCATAGGGTCAATGCTGCCTGTTCTTGCTCCACTTGATACTGGGTCTGCTCCTAGTACAATTACATGTCTGTCTGTATCGCTTACAATGGTTTGTAAGCCTACAGTTGGCGCTAGATTAGTACCTGTTAAAGATGTTATGTTTACCGCTCTTGTAGAGGTGCCATTTGATTCATCCCAATAAAAAATACCACCGCCTCTAGCGTGCAATATTAAATCTTCTCCAAAATTGTCTGCTGACCATAATCTTAATTGATTTGTAAATGAAAGACTTGTTGATGAGCCATAAGCGCCTTCACCCCAATTACCAGCGCCAAAACCGGTTGATTGCACATAATTATCTAATCCAACATTAAGTTGATAGGCTGCATCTGCGCCAGAGCCACCATTACCACTATCGCTTGAATTTGCTGTAGCTGTAGCTGTAAAAGTAAATGTATTTGCAGTTGGTACGCTTACTACTTGGTATTCTTTGTTAAGTACTGCGGCGGTTATATTGCCACCAAGACTTACTGCTCCACTAATTGTTACAAAATCATTTATATTAGCTCCATGAGAACTATCTGTGGCAGTAATGGTAGCAGAGCCGTCTGTAGCAGCAAATGTAATACCGTTGGTTGTGGTAGCTCTTATAGGCGTGACATCGTTTAAGGTTGTGCCTTCCAAAATATAAGTTTTAAGATGTGTACCAACAAATAGATACTTGCTACCTTCTAAAGAAATCCATGGAAATAATTTACGGCATGTGCCTAGAAAAGCAGTTGCATTTTGTTTTGTCCAACCGCCTATTTTTTCTACAAAACCTTTGCGAAACCTCACAAGAGAAGCATCGAACCAACCACCTGCATTGGTGTAATTAGTTCCTTCTCTATCTATACCTGCTTTAAACTGAAACTTTGCAAACGGCATGTTTCATCTTCTAAGCTATTCTTATAATAGCTGTTGCTGCTGCTTTAGCAGGAAAAACTATTGTGAAATCGCCTGCGGTTGAAGTTTTGTCGCCACCAAAGTCAATGGTTGCTACTGATTTATCACTGTTTGTATCGTTATAAATCATACAGCCTCTTGCTGTAATAGTTGCCGTGCTAAAAGTTAAATCAGCAAAATCTGTAACAGCAGTTGTTCCAGTAGCAGAAGGCGTCACATTAGTTAATGCAGAGCCTCCAGAAGTATAGTTTGTACCACTAGCTTGTCCTGTCGTAGTAAAAGCTGTGGTTGTAGCTCCTAAAGTAGCTGAACTTGTATATAAAGCTAATTTAAAACTATTACCACTTGAATTAGTAAAGTTATGAGTTCCAGTTAAAAGTTCTACTTTAAAACTTGTTGTAAGTGTTGATGCTATTGCCATATTAAATACCTTTAATTATTTTTGCTATATCTTCGCTACCCCCTTTAGATAAATCTTGAATCAAGGTAGCTTTATAAGATTTTAAAGCATTTTTAATATATATCAAACAAACTTGGTAAATTAAATCTCTATAGGCTCTTGCCTGTGCTTTAACATGTTCTTCATTATTGTCTGAAACACCAACTATTTTATCTGTTAATTGTTCTGCCCAAAACTCTGGGGGGTGTCCACCAAACTTGGTTGTAGCAACTTCAACCATGCCTAATTCAGGCACACCGTCAGGTGTAATCTTTATTACCATTTATTAGGTTCTCCTATTTTTATGTTTTCATGTCTACCAATTAGCACGGGTTTTTTATCAACTTCTTGTTTTTTGCCATCACTTACTTTTTTTGTGCTTAAAACACCATTGTTTATCACAGGCACTAAGGGGTCATCAAGCCTATGATAACCATACAATTTTTCATCAAGTGGCACAGAAGCATCTAATAAGGTGCTTGTGTTGGCAATTTCTACAGTCATTCCTGACATCATGCATTTAGA